TGAGAAGCTTCAGGCAAGCGTCACACTTGCTAAGAGAGCACTGTCTGAGTTCTTCCCACCTGAGGTGCAGAACTTTCTGGAGGAAACCGGTTTCGGCAGCAACCCCGCACTTCTGCGAGGACTGGCCAAAATCGGAAAGACCATGTCTGAAGGTGACATCCATCAACCTGAAGCCAGAACTCATGGTAAGGTTGCTCCTCAAGATGTACTCTTCGACAAAACTGTGGAGAAGACAAATGCGTAACACCCTCAGATGGGCAGGAGTGTTCTTCCTGTTCATTGTCGCGGCTCTGGTAGCTGTACCGTTCGATGCGGTACACGCAGCTACGAGTGCTATCGCGACGTATCATCAGCCGATGCTGGTCATCGGTGCAACTCTCGGGTCAAATGTTCTGACTCTCGCTGATTGGGCGAAGCGTCTTGACCCGGATGGTAAGGTGCCTCAAATCGTTGAGATGCTCCAGATGACCAATGAGATTCTGGATGACATGCTGTTCAAGGAAGGAAATCTGCCGACAGGTGAGCGGACCACAATGCGTACAGGTCTGCCTACCGTTGCGTGGAGGCTTATTAACCAAGGTGTTCAGCCCAGCAAAAGCACGACTGCACAGGTCGATGAAGCAGCTGGAATGCTGGAAGCGTGGTCAGAAATCGACGTGGAGCTTGCACGTCTTAACGGCAACGTCAATGCGTTCCGCTTCAGCGAGGCTCAGGCTTTCATCGAGGCCATGAATCAGGAGATGGCGTCTACCCTTATCTATGGTAACGCCAGCACCGCTCCTGAGGAATTCACTGGACTGGCTGTCCGTTACTCTTCACTGACAGCGGCCAATGGTCAGAACATCATCGACGCTGGTGGAACTGGCGCTGACAACACTTCTATCTGGCTCGTAGTTTGGGGTCAGCAGACTGTTCACGGCATTTTCCCGAAGGGGTCGAAGGCTGGACTCGACCACTTCGACCACGGCGAAGTCACGGTGGAGACTACCGCTGGTATCGCTGGCAACAGGATGCGTGCTTTCCAGGACCAGTGGACGTGGAAGTGTGGTATCGCACTGCGTGACTGGAGATACGTGGTTCGTATCGCTAACATCGATGTTTCTGTTCTTGTTCTCAATGATGCAACTTCGGCGAAGCTGTTCCAGCTTCTCACGAAGGCAACATGGAGAATTCCGTCCATCAACATGGGTCGGGCTGCTATATATGTCAATCGTACGGTTGGACAGTTCCTCGACATTCAGGCGCAGGACAAGGTGTCTTCTGGCGGTCAGCTGAGCTATGACGTTATCGATGGCCGTCGTGTCATGTCATTCCGTGGTATTCCGATTCGGACAGTGGATTCGATTCTCGAGACCGAAGCTCGCGTCACCTGATTCTCATCCACTCACTTCAACAGGAAAACAACAATGATTATCGATGCACAACTCATGTTCTCTGATGCGCAGGCTCTTGTAGCCACAGCCGCATCTACGAACATCTACGATGCAGGGAGCGACAGAAACCTGGGACTTGGCGAGCCTCTTGCCGTTCAGGTTACTGTTGACGTTGCAGCGGTAGCTGGTACGCTGACAATCTCTCTCCAGACGGATGACAACGCTGGATTTGCATCTCCGACTACTGTCGCGACCACAGCGGCTATCGCTGCTGCGGCACTCACTCTCGGTGCCAAGGTCATTCTCCCCGTTCCTCCGGACACGGCTGTCGAGCGCTATCTGCGCTTGATGTACACGTTCGCTGGAATGACCAGTGTCACGGTTACAGCATTTCTCACACCGGCCAAGCTCACGTCGTCGGAAGGTGTGTACTATGCTGACGCCATCACCATCACAGGCTGATAAGGAGCCTATAACACATGGCAACCAAGAAGAGCGGCAAGAAGAGCTCAAGCAAGAAACTTTCTCGTACTCGTGAGCGTGATGTCGATACGACTGATGTCACTGTTCGCGATGCGACGAACGCCAGAACCACACGTCGTGGTGAGAAGGTGAACGATGCTCTCGAAGATAGCAGAGCGAGAAGTGCGGCTGAGAGACCGTCCGGTCGTCGTAAGGAGAAGGCTGAGGTGGTGGAAATCACTGAAAGCAAGAAGCGTCTTCTGACCGGCACTTCAGTCAAGACCGTGAAGGCGATTCGTGTCGGATACTACGGCCACAAGCGTCGGCGTATCGGCGAAGTGTTCGAGATGCGTGTGGGTTCTGGGGAGCTTCCGTCTTGGGTCATTGACCTCAGTGATGCAGAAGCGGGTCAGGATGAAGGTACACGTGGTCTGCACTCGGGTGGACGGGAAGATGACCGTATTCGTGACGAGCGTGAAGAGCGAATCGGTGGTGTCAAGAAGTCCCGCAGAACGAAGATTGCTGACCCCACAATTATCGAGGATGCACTTCCTCTCGGTGAGGGTGGAAATGAGCGGAAGCCTGCTGGTGGCGACGAGCACGTTATCTAGGTAGGTTCAGAGGGGTTCTTACCTAGATGACACTGGGCAGGTAGTGTGGTTCACGGACCCACTACCTGTTCCAGCTACCTTCAACTGACACACTACGATGGCTACTAAGCTACAGATTTGCAACATGGCGCTCGCCCATCTGGGTGTAGGGAAAGCCATAGTGGACTTCGCTCTTGACCGCACTGCTGAAGCAGTCGCGTGTCGTTTGTTTTATGACCAAGCTGTTGCAGAAACTATGAGAGATTTTCCGTGGCCGTTTGCCAAGCGGATAGCTGAACTTACTCTTGTGGAGGAAGACCCTAACGTCGAATGGGAATACTCCTACAGGTATCCGTCCACAGCCCACAGCATTATTCGTATTCCTAACGAAGCAACTCGTGTGGATACGAGAGCCATTCGTGTACCATATACGATTGGTAGTGACGAGGATGGCAGACTTATCTATACTGACAAGGAAGACGCCTTAGTCGAGTATATCTCAGATTTGTCTGACATCGCTCCCGACACCTTTGAGTCACGTCTTACAGCCGATGTACAGGGTGCGCTCATCCTCATGCTGGCCAGTATGATTGCGCCTATGGTAACAGGCGGTGACCAATTCAAGCTGGGAGAGCGTGCTCTCAACCTGTACGCATGGCGCATTGGCACAGCGAGAGCTAATGCTCTCAATGAGATGCGGCAGGGTAACGATGAAGATGTAGACTCTGAATTTATCACGGTCAGGGAATAATGGCGAACATTGCGCAACGTAGCTTTGCTGGCGGTGAAATTGCACCGTCGCTATATGCACGCACGGACCTAGCTAAATATCACACGTCTGCTCGTACGTTGCTTAACATGTTCGTACAGAAGCATGGAAGTGTGACAAATCGTTCTGGTACAGAATTCATATGTGAGGTGAAAGACTCTACCACGACTGTACGGTTGATTGAATTCATTTTCAACAACTCACAAACGTACATACTTGAATTCGGTCATCAATACATACGATTTATCAAAGACGGTGTGCAGTTAGAAGTAGGAGGACTACCGTACGAGATATTCAGTCCATATCTTGAAGAACATTTGATGGAGCTCAGGTTCATTCAGTCTGCTGATGTAATAACGATTGTACACCCTGAGTATGCACCTAGGGACTTGTCCCGTACAGGTGACACTGCTTGGACCATTGAGACAATTGTATTCGGTGCATCTATCGGTAGTGTTGAAAATTTGTCTGCGGCTGGTGGTGTTGCGGGTGGTCCCACTTATTACGCTGTCACAGGTGTGGATGCTGTTACAGGTGAAGAGGGATTGCCGGCATTCTTTACACTGGCTGGTTTTGAGCCTGATGAAACTACACCTGTTGTATTGACGTGGGACCCTCTTAATGGTGCGGACAGATATCTTGTATATCGTTCTTCAGACGGTTTTACATACGCTCAAATAGCAGGCTCTGGTGGTACACCCACTCCGGTTGAAGACACCTCATGGGTTGATGACATAGCAGATATTACCACAGGAGTTGAAGGTAGTTGGCAAGCTTCTGCTGATTCTGCCGAAAATATCGTGATGGTAGCGGGTGTACCTACTAAGCCATTCGATGGTAGGTATACGTTCCATGGTGTTTTCATTGTAACATGTTCTGTGCAAGGTGCAGCAACAGGTAGATTGCAGGCGTACTACAGTAGAGATGGCGAGCCTGATGTTCTCGCTGGCACTGTAGCTTATGGTGGATGTATAGGTGATGGAATAAGTGGTGCTTCTTTTTCAGAGAATTTCTCAGGTGCAATCGTTGTACCAGACAATGGTTACACTGACTTGACTTTGAAAGTCGTGCCTGAAGTGTGGGGAACAAACGGAGCAGTTGGTGAAGTATATGAATGCTACGCTGATTTTAACAGTGGTCTGGCAGCGTACAAGAGAATTACGTGGAACACCATAGGCACTGGCTTTAGTGACGATGGTGCTGAGGGTGACCCGTTTTCTACTCCTCCAATTGCACGTCCTCTGTTTGATGCAGACAATAAGTATCCAACAGCTGTCACTATATATCAACAGCGTAAGCTGTATGCTAACACTGAAACAGAACCAGAATTTGTGTATGCATCTCGCACAGGTGCATATAAGAACTTTTTGATATCTAATCCTCTTCAGGATGATGATGCTGTTACGTGGTCACAAGCTGGTAGACAAGTGAACTCTGTCAAGCACATGATTGACCTTGGTAGATTGATTGTGTTTACACTTGGCAGTGAGATGTCGGTAGAAGGTGACGAGGCTGGAATACTTCGACCAGATGCCATCAATCCGCGCCAGATATCGTACAACGGTAGTGACAGACTTCCACCAATACCTGTCAACGATTCAGCAGTGTACGTGCAAGCTAGACAGACTATAGTGAGAGACTTGTCACCTGTTAACACAGGTCAATACGAGTCTACAGATTTGACAATCGCAGCATCTCACATGTTCATGGGGTATGCTCTTGAAGATTGGACATACTCAAAGATACCTCACTCAATATTGTGGGTAGTGCGCAGTGATGGCACTCTGTTGGGTCTGACATATGTCAGAGAAGAGAATATGTTAGCATGGCACAGACACACCACAGACGGTGTGATAGAGCGTGTCTGCGTGGTACCTGAAGGTGACGAAGACCGTCTGTATATGGTGGTAGCACGCGATGTAGGCGGTGATACTGTCAGGTACATTGAACGTCTTTCTACACGTTTCTATGAGACTGTAGAAGAGGGATATTTCGTTGATTGTGGTATCAGTGTAACAGGCGCACCAGCCACCGTGTTCTCTGGTCTTGACCATCTTGAAGGACGTGATGTAACCGTCTTAGCTGATGGTGTGGTGGTTCACAACCCTAATGACCCTGACCTTCCAGTGAAGACTGTCGCTGGTGGTAGTATCACTCTTGCTACAGCAGCCAGCGATGTTCACATTGGTTTGCCGTACGTGAGTGATTTTCAAACTCTCGACATTGATAAAGTTCAGGATTCATTCAAAGACCGTAAGATGCTTATCAACAAGGTCGTGCTCTTTGTTGAGAAGTCTACTGGCTTCTACATCGGCGCTAAAGAGCCTTCTACTCCTACTAGCATTGCAGGTCTATACGAGCATAGACCGACAGTGCCTGTAGAAGCTGGAGATGACCCTCTCATTACAGGCGATGTAGATGTTAACATTACCAATGATTGGAACAGTAACGGCAGAATATTTGTACGACAGATAGACCCTCTTCCTCTCACGATTCTCGCGGCAATTCCAACAGGCAACATAGGATAACAAAACGATGGCGGCTCTCACAGCAGGACTGGCGGCTCTCACAGCGGCACAAGCTATCAATGGCTTTGTGTCTCAGAGGAAAGCGGCGACTGGATTAGAGCGAGAAGCGGCGTACCAAGGTTCGCTGCTTGAACAGAATGCTTCAGTGGCTGAAGCTCAAGCAGCTGATGCTATCGCACGTGGTGCGCAAGACACGTATCAACACCGAGCGGGTGTGCGTAGACTTATTGGCGCACAGAGAGCGGCCATCGGTGCCAGTGGTGTAGACCTTGGAACTGGCTCTGCTCTTGACGTGCAAATGGATGCGGCTCGTTTAGGTGAATTGGATGAGCTGACTATTCGCAATAACGCGGCAAGAGAAGCTTGGGGTTTCAAGGTTGAAGCAGCCAACTATCGCAATCAAGCTATTCTTGGGAAGTACGCTGCGAAGAATCAAGCTCAGGGTCTACGAAACGAATCGTGGGGTACGCTGCTTAGTGGTGCAGCGAGTGTCGCAAGTATGTACTCATCTAACTCAATGCGACCAAGAGTTACGAGGTCAGGTGGATACACGCCCTCTGTAAGTGTTACTTCAGACCGTTCACCAGTCGGATACTCAAAGCCGATGTCTCTCATTAGAAGGTAACGACACATGCCCAAAGTTCCAACATACGGAGACAGTCGGGTTCAGCAGAGACCGCTACCCGGAGTGCGTGTTCGCAGCGATGTTCCACGCGGTGCGTTTCAAGCACCGGCACCACCTGACTTCAGTGATGCTATTCAAACGGTGTCACGTATTCGGGCTGAAGAGCAAGATAAGGCAGACCAGATTGCTATTGTTGATGCTGAAAATAAAATGGCTGAACTAGAAACAGAACTTCTGTATAACCCACAAACAGGTGTTCTCAATCGTAGAGGTAAAGATTCGTTCACCGCACCTGAAGATGTTGACGTAGCTTTGAACAAGACAATAGGTGAGATTGAAGCTGGTCTTACTAACGACCGTCAGCGACTGTCTTTCCGGCGTATGTCATCACATAGACAGGTTGACATCATGCGCACTGTTCAACGCCATGTGTCTGGAGAACGCACTGAGTACGACAATGAGGTAACACAGTCGTTCATCACTAATGAACGCAATACCGCCATTGCCAACTTCAATGACCAGAAGCGAGTGGGTACAGCCATAGAGAGACAGAGAGCAGCCATAGCTGATTTCGG